AGCCTGAGCACAACGAGAAAACGTGATGACAACTCAAAAGAATATCGATGGCCTAACCAATATTGTTACTGGCCTTGGCGGTCAAAACTCCAAGCGGTCTCATAATCAATGGCAAATGGCCATGCTTGGGTCGTGGCAAGAGCTTGATGCCTGCTATCAGTCAAACTGGATAGCCCGCAAGATCTGTGATATTCCGGCAGAGGATATGACCCGCGAATGGCGGCGTATTAAATCGGACGGCGCAGAGGATATTGTCGCGTTAGAAAATAACCTTATGCTGCCAAGCGCAGTGCAAGAAGCCGTAACATGGGCGAGGCTGTACGGTGGCGCTGGCATACTTATGCTAACAGGTCAGGACTTAGAAAAGCCTCTTAATGTAAATAAAATTAAGCAAGGCGATTTAAAGAGATTGGTTGTATTTGACCGATGGGATATGTCTGCGCAAACGATTAATACATGGGACGTGTTAGCGGCCAATTACTTAAAGCCAGAGTTTTATACTATCCGCGGCGGAAGCCAGAATATACATCACAGCCACTTTGCAAGATTTACAGGCGAGCGCTTGCCACTGAGATATATGGCACAAACGCAAGGCTGGGGCGATTCTGTTTTACGTAAATGCATTGAGGATGTTACCGACACAGTCGCGGCAAAAAACGGCATTGCAGAATTAATGCAAGAGGCTAATATCGATGTTGTCACCCGCACCGGATTAACTGATGAGCTGGCTAGCGATCAAGATGAGACAATAATCAATCGCTATACGCTATTCAGGATGATGAAGTCGAATATCCAAATGGCGTTGCTCGACGGTGATGAGAAATTCGACAGGCAAACCCTTAACTTATCCGGCGTAGCTCCAATCATTGAGCACTTCATGACGTGGATCAGTGGATCTGCCGATATTCCAGTCACTAGGATGTTTGGGACTAGCGCCAAGGGCATGAATGCCACGGGCGATGGTGATGATAAAAATTACAATAACTCTATACGCGCACAACAGCGTTCATATCTGAACGATCCACTAAGAACAATTGACGAGGTAATGGTTAGATCTGCGCTTGGGTCATTTCCTGCTGATTATTCTTACGTGTGGAATCCTTTATCACTTCCGAATGACCTAGAGCACGCCCAAGCCGAACAGCTTAGATCACAGAAACATCTAGCCTATATTGAAGCTGGCGTTGTTCAAAAGTCGCAGGTTATGCGCGAGCTTCAGGCATCCGAAGAGTATCAATTCGATGAAAAGCTAATTGACGAACTTGAAGCGCTTGAAGATGGCAATATGTTTGATGAGCCAGTTGACACTGACGAGACAGAATAATGAACTCGAAAGAGCTTCTACAGATTCAACTTTCATCTAAAAATAAAAAGCCAAAGGGCGTAAGGGCTGATGTATCGGCTGGAATATCTTACTACGTAGAATTGCGCAAAATGATTGTCGCGATCAGCAAGGATATTAATTCACACATTATGGCTCAAGTGCGCAATTTAGAACCTGAATACACGCGCGATTCTGATGTTTTTGATGGCTGGGTTGACTTGCTTGTTGCAGCAATGAAATACACAAGAAACAAGTGGAGTGATCCGCAATTCAAACTGTATTCCGACAAGGTCGCGCGCAAGTTTATAACTGCCTCAAACACATCAAACAGAAGAAAATCAGAGCGAAGCTTTGGCATAAATATCTATGCAGATAATCAGCATCTAAATGATTACCTGCAGGCATCTATTGCCGACAACGTCAATTTAATCACTAGCATTCCAGACCAATATTTAACGCAAGTAGAATCCATTGTGCTGACCAATGTGCGCGCTGGTAGGCTTCCATCGTCAATAGCTAAGCTTCTGCGCAATCAATACGACATAACAGATCGCAGGGCTAAAATGATAGCCCGCGATCAAACAGCAAAGGTTAACGGTGATTTAAATCGACTCCGCCAAACAAGCGCTGGCTTTAAGTATTTTCAATGGATGGACAGCGATGACGAGAGAGTTAGGGATCGCCATGCGTATTTAGCTGAGCATGTAACCACCTATGGCAAGGGGATTTATAGATGGGATAACCCGCCATTGAGTGATAAAGGCGTGCCAATTATCCCCGGTAGTGATTACCAGTGCCGCTGTATAGCGCGCCCTATAGATCAGGATGAGGTTGACGAAAATAGAAAAAATGGCCTAACTGCACCGGGCATTTTTAAATAATTGGTGTAAAGTTATGTAATTGCACTTGAATTTGAAAAAGGTGTATAGTAGCGGCAATAATAGCCCAATGGAGATAAGCCTTGGCGCATGAAGTTTTTGATTTTAATCCATCTACCCGCGTCTATGATGAGCGCGGGTTTTTGCGTGTAACCGGAAAAGCTGCGCGCACTGGCGTTTATACCTATCTTGCAAAAGAGTTAGAGTTAACGGATCGCGACCCGATGGCACTGGTTAAGGTTTACCGCGCAGATGACGAGGTGTTTAAGCCTGAATCATTAGCTACATACCTTAACGCAGACGTTACCAACTCACACCCACCAAAATTTGTAACTGCCGACACATACAAAGCATTTAGTGTCGGGCATTGCGTATCTGCTACCCGCGATGGTGATTTTGTCAACGTTGAGCTGTTGGTGAAAGATGCGCAGGCAATCAAAGATATTGAATCTGGGAAAGCTCAATTATCCCCCGGATACAAAACAGAATACGTTGCCGAGGATGGTGTTTGCCCCCATACCGGCCAGCGGTACGAGTTTAAACAAACTGGAATTGATGTTAACCACATTGCAATCGTTGAACGCGGTCGCGGTGGCGCTCAAGTCCGTATCGACGACAACAACGGAGTAAAACCCATGATCAAAGTAATGCTTGATTCGGGTCAATATCTCGAAGTTGCTGACGAGGCGGCTGCAAAGCTCGTCACTGATGCAATGGGGGTATTGGCTAAGCGAGTCGCTGACGCAGAGGAAAAGGCCGAAAAAGCCGAAGCCGAAAAAGATGCGATGGCGGAAGAGCTGGAAGAGGAAAAAGCTAAGTCTTGCGACTCTGCAATTTCTTTACGTATTGCGGCACTTGCAGAAGTTAAGGATTCAGCGGTTAAAATCGCTGGTGATGCCTTTGCTTGCGATAGTATCGACCCTGTTGCCATTAAGCGCGCAGCACTTGCTGTTAAGCGCCCAACGATTGACTGGGAGCAAAAGGGCGAGGCTTATGTTGCAGCGGCGTTTGATATGGCTTTAAGCGAGCCATCAACCACCACGAGCAATCAGCTTGCCCAGCTTGCAAAAGATGGCGCATTGCCAGCTCAATCAAAAGATGCAAAACCTTCAGCTTACGATAACTTTAAGGCCAAGCAATCAACAGCTTGGAAAGGTGAATAACATGACAGTACAAGGCGGAAACGCAATTGATCACGGCGCAAAATATGCCGGTCAGGTTGCAGATTTACAGTTAGTCAATGCTGTATCAAAGTTAAACAAGGGCACTGTAGGCATTGCTTACGGTAAGGGTGTTGTGACTGATGGCGAGGACGGCGCTAAATTGCCTGACTCTGGATCTACTGCCGCGCAGTTTGTTGGTGTAGTTAAGTATGAACTAAACCGCGCGCGCACCTCAACTGAAAGTGGTGCAACTGCCAAGTACGATATGACGGTTGTAACTGCCGGCGTAATTTGGGTAACGGTTCAGGATACAGTAGCAAAAGACGCCCCTGTTTATTTGCGCGTTGGAGCAACTGGAACTGGCAACTTCTCGGGCATTGTTGGAACTGGCGCAACTCTTGGCGTGCTGGTTGCTAATGCTAAGTTTTTGACTGGCGGCACTGCTGGCCAGCTTGTAAAAGTATCTCTTGGAATAGGTGGTTAATATGAACAAAAAAATCACAGTTACTCTTGATCAAGAGTACCCGCACTTAGGTATTAACGCAGGTCATACCGTTAGCTTCAATGACGGCCTTCCTACCATGGATGACGGTATGGGCTTTTATATATCACAGCTAGCAAATTTGGAAGCTAAGGTATACGAAGCAAAATACACCAATATCAATTTTGCTGAAATGGTGCCTATCAATACTGCCGTTCCTGAGTGGGCTGATACATGGGATTACATTAGTTATGACGCAGTAACTCTTGGTAAGTTTATCGGCTCTAGCGCTGATGATTTGCCATCCGTTGCTCTTTCGGCTAATAAGTCAAGCGTGCCTATTGGTTATGCTGGTAACTCATTCGATTACAGCCTGGATGAATTGCGCAAAACGCAACAATTACGTATTCCTGTTGACGCAACTAAAGGTCGCGCAGCTTTCCGTGGCTCACAGGAGCACAGCCAGCGTGTGGCATACTTCGGTGATTCAGCTCGCAGCATGACCGGTCTGTTTAATAACCCCAACTTAGCAGTGGATAACTCTACTGTTTGGTGGCCTACTGCTACCGGTCAGCAAATTGTTGATGATCTTAACAGTCTGTTGGTTGAGGTTTGGATTAACTCTGCAAACACCCACTTGCCGAATGCTATCGCGCTTGATTCAAATCGCTACGCAACAATCAGCTCTCGCCGCATGGATACTGGTACTGATACAACTATTCTTGAGTTCTTCAAAAAGAATAACTTGTTCACTACCACTACAGGCCAAGAGCTGCGCATTTTCCCACGCTTGCAATTAGTTGCTGCGGGCGTAGGTGGTGCTGACCGTATGCTCGCATACGAACTAAACGACGACAACCTTGGTATGTGTAACCCTATTCCTTGGCGTGCTTTGGCTCCCCAAATGGTAGGCTTAAACGTTAAGGTTCCGTGTGAGTATAAAATATCAGGCGTTGAGTTCCGCTATCCATTTAGCGGCGCATATCGTGACCACTTGTTGGTAGCGCCTTAACAGTTTGGCCGGTCACGCACTAATACAGATAGCCCGCTGTAGCGTGATCGGTCAATTCAATTGACGGGCGAGGGCTGATTTATGTTGTTGAGAAATGTTAAAGCAAGACTAGTTACAATCAATGGTAAATTTGAAAACGGCGTAAGATCTGAAAAGTATCAAATTAAGCCGGGCGATAATCCAGCGGTTTCCGTTCCTGATGCTTTGTGTAAAACACAGTTTGTTCAGTCGCTGATTGAAGATGGAACTTTGGTTGTAGTTGATCAAAAGAAATAGTAATAAAATGCGGCCTACTTGTTAGGCCGTTTTTAAATCAAGAGCTGAAACATGAGCGAACCAATAACTCCAGAACTTATCCTTGCATTTCGTGCGTCACAATTGGCTTTTAGTGATAACGGAAAGTGGCCCGATGAAATTGTGCAGGAATCATTTTGCGAGGCATTCCCTGAGGTTGGTGGTCGCGGGTGGGGCACTCTTGATATTACTGATTGCCAGAATTTTAAACGTCGCGGCCTATTTTTTTACGCGGCGCATATATTATCAGTCACCTATGGCGATAAAGGCGTAATAGATCCAACGGCGATAAGCTCTGGTGCTAGATTGAATGTGGCTTCAAAAGCGGTTGGTGATGAGTCAATCAATTACCGAATAGCTGCAATGCAGGACACTGGCGATGATTGGCTATCATTAACAAACTACGGCGTTCAGTATTTGCGCCTTCGTCGTCGAGCATCAATGGGCGCTAGGGCTGTATAGTGATTAAGGTATCGGTAAAGAATACGCAGGCCGCAAAGTTTGCAATTCAGGAAGCATTAAAAAAATTAATGACTGATAAAACCGTCACCGTTGGAATACATGAAGATGCTGGTAATGTTGAATCTGATGATTTAACGATGGCAGGGCTGGGCGCAATACATGAGTTTGGTGCTGATATAAATCACCCCGGCGGGACGTCATACGGATACGCAAGCAAAGCAGCAGCAGAGCGTGGTGATGTAAGATTCTTGAAGTCTGGCTCTGGATTTATGGAGCTTGGAGTTACCGAAGCTCATCAAATAAAGATCCCTGCAAGACCGTGGCTATCGCCGGGGGTTGCCTCTGGTAATGATCAATACGTTAAGATTATTGAGAAAGAATTGGCGAATGGAGGGAGTTCTGATGGTGCTCTTGAAAAGGTTGGGATTGTTGCGGTTGGAAAGGTTCAAAAATACATGACCGACTTAAAAAACCCACCTAATGCACCTAGCACGATTAAGAAAAAAGGCTCATCTAATCCGCTTATTGATTCAGGCGCTATGCGTCAAAGCGTTACATTTAATGTGTCTGCATCCAAAAATAGCGAGGGGTTATAATGTCTCTTGATATGTATGGCCATATTGACCAAGTATTTCTATCTGTTGTGGCGGAAAGAACAAGCCGAACAGGATCATACGTAAATGGCCTATGGGTTGATGGTGCGGCTAGTGTTACGTCTCATGATGTAACTATTCAGCCAGCAAGCGACAGAGAAATAGATTCTATTGAGCGTGGTGGCGAGCGCGTTGTCGATGCTAGAAAGATTTATGTAAACGACGGTATCGATGCAAGCATTAGACCTACTGACGTGTGGGAATTTGAGGGGCAAAAATGGAAGTGCCATCGTCTTGATAATAGGCCGTGGAGAAATTACTGCAGAGCTGTTGTGTATAGGATAGATAACCAATGAATAGGGTGGAATTATTTACTATATTGCGCCCCATTGTTGCTTCTGTAACTGGCATCAATGCAAACAATGTAATCATGGTAGATCAGGTCAAAGCTTCAGGCGTTGGCATAGAATCACCACTTGGCGAATATGCCACCATTGAGCCTAAACAATCAGTATCGCAGCGCGGGCAGGCAAATATATATCGTGATACCAGCCTAACCCCGCAATCAATTGATGTAGATGTCCGTGCGCAGATAATCGTAGAGGCTTCTGTTAATGTTTTCCGTGGTGTTGATGCAATTAGTAGAGTCGAGAAATTAATAGAGTGCAACAAGCGCCCTACCGTTAGCGCAGCGTTGAGAGCTGGCAATCTTGGATGGCAAAGAACAAGCGCACCAAATAACTTAACCAGGCTGCAATCTGGTAATCCTGAGCAGCGCGCACAGATTTACATATATTTGTACTATGAGACAACTAACGTTGAAGTCATAAATAATATTGAGTCTGCCGAGTGGGAAATTCAATACGAGGACGGGCAAGTCGTGGCTGATGGTGTGATACCATAAGCGGTGATATAGTATTCATGTTTGCAAACATTGGAGTAAAAAATGTCATTTAATATTGATAATATCGTGCCGATCAATGTGCGAATATTGCCACAAGGTTTGGGGTTCGCTAACTTTGGCTCGGCAACTTTATTCGCTCCAGAGGATGAATTGCCGGGAGGTTTTGCGGTAGACACTCGCCGTGTTTATGCAAATTTGGTTGATTTGTCGGTGGACTTTGACGATACAACCGAAACATATAAAGCTGCTGCTTACTGGCTTGGCGGCACCCCTAGAATGAACTCACTAACAGTATGGGGAACTGCTGATGCTGATGCGACTTGGACTGCTACGCTAAATAAGGCGAGAAATGCATTTTGGTGGTTTTACACATTCGTTACAGCTCCAGTATATGCCTCACTGGCGGATGCTGAACTAATCGCACAGTGGTGTGACGCTAATGAATCATGGTTCCAGAATTGCCAGACAGGAACATCCGCTACAGCTATTCGTAACCCTGCGACTACTACGGATATTGCTACTGACTTAACATCACAGGGTTTGCGATTTGTGGCTACATTAGCGCACGCAACCGACCCGTACGCCGGTATTAAGTTATGCGTTCCATTCGCTAAGGTAAATTACAGCGCAGCAAATTCAACAATCACGGGCGAAGGTAAAATTCTCTCTGGTGTTGTTGGTGAGTCGCTGACAGGAACTGAATACGCAGCGATGATGCAGGCAACTAAAAAATGCCAGTTCTATACGCAGGTTGAGAATAAAGGATCTGTTGATGCTGGCCGCGTAATCAATACATGGTCGCACAGCTCATACGGCGAATACATGGATGACGTTATCAACTTGGCGGCATTTACTAACGCTTTGGGTGTAACGCTATACAATGCAGTTTTCAATCAGCCTACTAAGTTAGGCCAAGATCCAATCGGCCAAAGCGTGTTGATTGGAGCATCTAAGGCAATGTGTGAGCTTTACATTACCAACGGCTACCTTGGTTCGCGCAACTATATTGATCCTGACGATGGTATTGAGAAGTTTACTGTAGGCTATGAGATTTTAACTAAGCCCGAAGATATTCTAAACCTTACCTCACCAGACCGCGCAGCGCGTAAATCAGCGCCATTGCGTGTTCGTATTTTCCGCCGTGGCGCAATTCATTCTGTGCCTGTTGATGTTGATGTTTACTAAGAGGCGCCGCCATGTCATTACATAATTTTGGAAACGATAACTCAGTTTTAACGATCAACGGCAGAATCATTAGTGATTTCGGTGAGAATGCTTCGCCATACACTGATTCACCAATTGACCCCAAAACTGTTTTGCGTCGCGGGCAGGGCGGTCGGGCGGTACGATTGAACCGTAAAAACCCCGGTCGCGCTGTATCTATTTATTTAAACCCCGGCTCGCAAGATAGCGCCTATATGCAAGGCCTGTTTAATTCAAATGCGAATATTACAGCATCTTGGACTCAGGTTGGCACGCTTGAGGCTGCCGTGGGCACAGAGGGCGTGATAGTAAATGACGCCGCTATGAATCGCGCAGGAACTACTATTAGCGATGATCAATATGATCTTCAGTTTAACGTTTGGAATGCAAGTAAGGGCGGTGAGTAATGCAAATTCGGGCTATTGTCGTTAAAGGCGAGACTTATAATGTTGCGCAGGCTTCAGCGGTTCAGCAAAAAAAGTTAATGCTGCTGATAGGGGCAAAAATTGCATTCAATAGCGCGGCTGGCGGCGTTGATAAAATAGACGTTCCAATGCTTGTTGGCTCGCTTGTATCGCTTCAAGAATCTACGTTCGATGAAGTGGCTGGGCTTGTTCTTGGTAAGGCTTTTGTCGCTGGAACAAATACGCCGGTAACTCTTGATTCATTCCAAGGATCAATACTTTCCTACATGCATCTAGTCGCTGAAGCTATCGCATTTAACCTCGATGATTTTTTTACTTGGCTCGACAGCGAAAACGCCGCTCGTCGAGCGCAGGTAAAGGCAAGCTAAAAGAAGGTGCTACAGATTGGTTTTTGATGCTTCCATGTGTTGGAGTGGTAGGTTTATGCCCACCACTCTGTACATGGTCACAGCTCAATGATGGCACCTATGGCCTAGCTGATGTGGTGCGTTTTCATTGGGTTATTGAAGATTTGAAAGCGATTAGAAGCACGCCAGAATAAAAAGGGGCGCACATGTCAAATGTTATATCATCGTTTCTAGTCGGTATCGGGTTTGACTATGACCGCAAGGGAGCGGATCAAATAGGCTCAGGCATTGACTCTATCAAGTCAAAAGCTTTGCAGCTTGGAGCGGTTGTTGCTGGTGCGTTCGGGATAAAGGAACTTACCTTCGGATTCGCTCAATCCAAAGACATGCTTGGCAAGTTTGGTGAAGTGTTTGGCGTCACCGCCGATGATGTTCATGCCTTTGGTAATGCCTTAGCTACCGAGGGCGGTACGCTTGAATCATTCATGGCTCAGCTTGAATCAATAGAGCGCGCCCGCGCCCGTATACGAGTTGGCGATGTTGGATTCTTCGCCCCTGCCGGTAAAGCTGGATTAAACCCTAATGACATTGCTAACGCAAAGAATGCTACTGATGCATATCTCGGGCTGGCTGATGCGTTTGCAAGAATGAATCAGCAGCAACGAATAAATGCCGCAGAGGCGCTAGGGCTTGATGAGGCAAGCATTAGGCTTTTATCTCAGGGGCGCAGCGCGGTTGAATCTCTTGTATCAAAATACCAAGAGATTAGGCCGATCACAAAGGAAATGACCGAGTCTGCTGCAGAGTTTAATCGCAACCTTCTTGAGTCAAGAGAAAATATTGGCGGAATTGCCGATGCAATAAGTAGCGTGCTTTTGCCAAGAATAAACGATGCATCTAAATCGCTTAACGATTGGTTCGGAATAAATAGGGACGAGAAATTAAAAACCGTCACCAATATAACCGAGGGTGCGGCTGATGCTGCCGGTTTTATTGTTGAAAATCCATCTATAATGATTGGCGGGCTGTCTATTTTGCTTAGCAGAATGCTAGATTCTGAGATTGAAAAAAGAGAATTTAAGCAAAGAACACCCTTTAAGCCAAAGATTAATGAATCAATTGAATCTGATGCACCTTTGTTAATGGATGTTAACCCGCCTGAAGCTTCTGATGTAAGACCAAATTATGGGCGCGGCGGCCAGCCATCAAAGCAGAGCAAAGAATCGCAAAATCCGCCACAAGCTCAAAACAATACCACTCAAAAAATTGATATATCGCTAAACCTAGATGGAACTGTGCTGGATCGCCGAACAGTAAGTGTTGTCAACGGCATTGCGCAAACCACCCTTGATGATCTTACCTCGTCGGTGCTTTCATAATGTCGATGCTAAACATATATCAGCCAAAATCCCCAACGATTGGAACAATTGAATTTGACGCTGTTCTTGAGGATACATTCGAGGCTTCAGTAACGCTAACCGGCTACCCAATCGAGCTTGGTGCCCGCGCATCTGACCATAGAATAATCAATCCTTTTAAGTGGTCGATTATTGGAGCTATTAGCAATACCCCACTTAATGACAGCCTTCTTAATTTTGTTGGCGGGTTAGCCGCTGGTGGAGCGAGTAATTTCTTTAACTCTGGTGTTGGATCGGCTGCCGCTGGATTATCTGCCGGATTCCTTGCAGGCAGTCAAGAAACAAGATCAAGCGCAGCACTTGCAAGCCTGATTACGCTAATGACTACTGGAGATCCATTCTCTATTGATGCTGGTGACATTCAGCTAAATGATATGGTAATCACCAGAATACGCAGAACAAAAGATCCTGAAAACGAGGGCGGACTGATATTTGAGGCAGACCTGCAGGAGTATCCAACACTAAAAACAGTTCTATCAAAAAACCAGCCAGACTCTAGCCAATTAAATAAAGATGATCCTGCATCGTCACAGGCAAGCGCTAAGCGAAACTTAGGTGAGAAGGTTATGATTGCCGCACCTATTGCGGTGGCCGTTCTTGCGGGGGCTTTATTATGATGGTCATACCTTTAACCGGCGGCGCGGCCAATGCTCACCAAGTATTTACTATTCAGCTTGGCGAAAACTTCCTACAGTTCACGCTAAATTACATCACAATTGCAGGCGCCGCTTGGAGCGTTGATATAGATCGCGAAGGCGTTCGGTTAATGTCAGGCGCCATGCTTGAGCCAAATGCAGTAATAACTGACAACTACAATGCAGGAATAGGAAAACTTATTTTCGTCGGTGATGATGTAACGCTTGATAACCTTGGCATTAATAACTCTCTGGTGTGGTCTGATGAGTAGCTATACAGATCGCCGCTGGGAAGTATTAATTGATGGGGTTGTGTTTATTGAAAGCACTGGCGGCCGTCAATTCAAATGCGTTTTTGAAGTGCTGCATGATTTTGGCGGATACACAAGCTATGGCGATATAGCCCTGTACAATCTATCAGAGGCAACTGCTAACACAGCGTTAAAACGCGGGCTTACGCTAACTTTGCGGGCTGGCTATGCTGACTCAATAGATACTATTTTTGTAGGAACAATACGCAATGTATTACGTGAGCGAGAAGAGGCAAGCACAATAACCCGATTAATATGTAGGGGTGGCTCATTGCCGGGTGAGCAAGGTCAAGTTAATGCTACGTTAGGCAAAAATGCTAGCGTATCGGACGTAATAAGAACGTGTGCGAATGCGATGGGGTATCCTATCGTAATGGATGATGAACAATTTGCCGACCAAGAACCGTACAGCTTTGGGTACATGATGAGCGGGGATGCCAGGGTGTATCTGGACAGATTAGCCATTGCCCACGGATTTAATTACATTATCGAAAATGAAAAAATGATAATCGTGCGCAGAGGCAAGGCCAGAAATGGAAGCGTTCACGTTATTTCTCAGTTTACCGGAATGGAAGGCATACCAGAAATAACAGAAGTCGGCATTGATGTTGTTACGCGAATGAATCCGAAAATTAAAATAGGCGGGCAGTTTGTTCTTGAGTCAAAGCTGGCAACTTTTAACTTCAGCAATTTATACTTTGTTGATATTCCAGAGTCCGCCGGTAAAGGCACCTATGATATTTTTAGAGTTGGATTCAGCGGGGATACTTGGGGCGATGCGTGGTCAACAAAAATAACCGGCTATAGAGAGCAAACCCAATGATAACTCAGACAGAGCTAATGAAAAGCGCATTTGCTGAGCTAATGAAAAGCGTGTCAACATCTATACCGGGTCACATACTGGCATTTGATCCGGACACACAGCTAGCTCAGGTTCAGATTGGGATAGTTCAGCGGAATATAAAAAAGCAGGAATTCACCCCCGCGCCGATAATTGAGGTTCCTGTTTATTTTTGTGGTGGCGTTAACTTTTCGATAGAGTATGAAATTAACCACGGCGATGAGGGATTTATTCTATTTTCACAGCGATGCATAGATGGGTGGATGAATACAGGTGGAGTTGCTAAAAATCCAATTGACCGATTCCATGATTTGAGCGATGCCGCATTTTTACCAGGGTTTAGATCGCAGCCTAAAGTATTACCATCATTTGAAAACAATGGAATAAGATTAAGGAATGATGATGGAACTCATTATGTTTGGCTAAAAAATGACGGAACTATTGAGTGCTTAAATAGCGGCGGCAATATCACAATGGCGCCCGATGGCACTGTTAATATTAACGGCGCAATAATTACCCCTGCGGGCGCAATATCATCCCCCGTTAGCGTGACCGCGCCAATTGTATCCGGTACGTCTTCGCTTCTGGCGGCTGGTGATGAGGTAGTTAGCCATAAGCATGATAAGGGAACCTATAAAGACGCGGAAAATAGATCTTTACTGAGCGGAGACAGCGGGACACTATAATGACAGTAAGAGCAATCGATGAAAGCGGCGATATTGTCACCAGTGGGCAACAATTTATAACTGGTGCCGATGAAATTGCGCAGACAGTTAAAACCCGTCTTAGGTTATTTCTTGGTGAGTATTTCCGCGATATAAACGAAGGGGTGCCTTGGTGGGAATCTATTCTCGGAAAAGATGGCACCCTATCCAGCAAAGAGGCAATTTTAAAAATAAAAATCACACAGACACCGGGCGTAATTCGGCTAGTTTCATTTACCACTGATTTCAATATCGCCACGCGTGAATATTCTGTTATAGCTGGTATACTGACCGCATTTGGTGAAATTGAAGTGGTGGCATCTAATGGCTGAACTGACTAACACAGGTTATTCGATCAAACCACAAAATGAATGGTTTGAAGAAGAAACTCAGCTTTATTTAGATATTGATCCAAATTGGAACCTCGATCCATCCACCCCAGACGGATTAAAGATCGCGTCCGATGCAGAAATATTCGCAAACCTAGATGAGTTAGGCCAGCGCGCATACAATTCAAAAGACCCGAACAAAGCCAAAGATGTAGACCTAGACATAGTCTGTTCATTGACAGGCACAAAGCGCAGCATGGGCTCACCAAGCAATGTTGCGTTAACTCTTGGTGGTGTTGCTGGTACGGTGATACTTGCCGGAAAATTAGTCCAATCATCCCCAAGCGGCGCAACATGGGCTATTGATAATAACGTCACTATTGGCGGTGGGGGAACTGTATCGGCCACTGCCACATGCACAGTTAATGGCGCCACTCAGGCCAACATAGGAACCATAACCAGAATAGTTAACACCGTGGGCGGGTGGCAAACAGTTACCAACCCAAGCGTTGCTACCCCCGGAACAAATAAACAAAACGATTCATCATTGCGACTTGAGCGCGCAAAGTCAGTATCTCGCCCCGGTAATAATCAAGTCGATAATATGCTTGGTGAGATTTTTTCTGTAGCCGGAGTTCGTCGCGCCGTCGTTCTTGAAAACGATACGGATACGGATGACTTCTACGGCAATGGACTTCCAGCTAATAGCATTGCCCCTATTGTCGATGGCGGTGATGATGATGATATAGCGATCGCAATTTTCAGAAAGAAAAACCCCGGCGTAATGTTGCACGCTGCTGGATCGCCTGTAATTGTTGAAGATGTTTATGACCTATATCCATCAAACACTAAAGACATAACATTCAGTCGTCCTGATTATGTCGATATGATTGTCGTGGTAGAAATACAAAACGATGGATCATTGCCGGGTGACGCTGCTGATAGAGTTGAGCAGGCGATACTAAAATACTCCGCCGGTGATCTTGTGGCCGCCGAGTGTGGGTTTAATGTTCTTGGTTTTGATATTGGTGAAGACGTGCCAATATCTCGTATATACACACCAATAAATCAGGTAATAGGCCAGTTTGGCAATTCATACGTGACAGCATTAACCGTCAACGGAAGCTCTAGTGGGCAGGTTGCAATTGATTTTAACGAGCTATCCCGATGGACTGAAGCAAATATATCGGTGACGATAAATGCCTAATCGCATTTATGCGCAATACCGCGACAAGCCAAAGGCAAAGGCTTGGTATGAGATATTGCCATCTCTTTCTGCTGAAATCGAAACGGCCTATGAGGCTGTGCGTAAGTCTTATGATATTGATAATAGTTCAGGTCAAGCGCTTGATGTAATTGGCAGAATTGTTGTTATTGATCGCGGATTTGAATCGTTTGTATTTTTTGTTCCTGATACAGTTTTTGGATCTACTTCTAGTGAGTCACAATTTGGCGGGCTGAACGCTATGTTCAACTCGAC